AGTTATCTGTCTAGTAACATTGTCGCTTTGAACGATAGGGAATATGTCTGTGGTCGCAGCTGCGGTTGCGACGGGTAATTCGGTAATAGCAATATCACTCATACGTTATCCTTAGTAGTTCCCTGCAAATATGTTATAGCGCTGACGTGTGCCAACAATACTGTACGGCAAGGACATAATATCATCTGGGTTGTTAATGCGTTTTATGTTGCGTTTAGACGTGATTGCAATGCGTGATACTTGTGGGCTTGGCTCAACGCCAAACTCGGCAGCAAACTCACACGCCAAGTTATATCTAAAAGCTCTTAAATAGCCTGGTGGAAACAATATATTAGTTGCAAGCGTGGCTGGCTGTGTTAACTCCTGAACCGAAATAAAATGCCATTGCAACACTTTAGTTGGTTTAGGATAGATATACATCTCAATGTTAGGGTACGTCATATTGGTAAATATGACTTGCGGATAGGTGCTAGTGACTGTCTTAACCGCAATACCGTTATATTGCTGTTGATTAATCATCTTAATACCAAACGAGATACCGTTGGCAGGGTCAATAAAGTATGTAGAGTCGTCTAATAGAACAGGTCGATTACCTACAAAGTCACCTGAAGGGCCTAGTGTCCTACTTAGTACATTAGGTGGCCAATTAAATACTTGGTCTTGCGTAGAAAATACTGCTAGACGCTCAGTATTCCATGAATCAATCATTTGATTTAATGCAGCTAAGGCATCTTGCGACGTAGCGGCGGATGGCGTTTCACCTTCAGCCAATACTCCTAATAGACGTAGCGCTCCATTAATTTGATCGTTGGCGGTATAAATTGCCATAACTCACCCTTTACTCGATAGTTTTACGACGTCTTTTTACTTCCAACGTATTGACTGGAGCCGCAATCATTTCTTCTTCGGATGGCGTATCGTTAGTATAACGCACCCAGCCATTTTGTTCATCAAATTCTGCTTCTTGTTCCATCGTAGCAACTTTACTACCGTGATCAGGATGTCTTAGATATATAGTCATAGTTAGTTGGGGAACCGAAGTCCCCCATTTAGCCTTATAAAACGTGAATAACTGCAAAGTTAAGCACAAAAGCCTCAGACAGCGAACCGCCCGAAAGGTTACGTATTGTAATTACGCAACTTCCAGTAGCTTTGCTAGAAATCCAGCAGTTGTATGCACCAGCGGTAGCACCAGACGCAACGCTTAAAACTATAACGTCTTTTGCGCTGATTGTGCTGTTAGTCAAAGTAAACGAGACGTTTGTGATGTTAGCTAAAGCGGCGCCGTTTAGTGTAATCTGACCAGCAGACTTGTTTAAGGTTACCCCTGTAGACTTGTCTGTCAATTGAGTTACTGTACCGCTTGCTTCTGCGGTGTAGCCCAACTCGCCACCAGCTAATACAAAATTAGATCCGATAATGTTTTGATCTTCAAAAGCAACGCCAATTGGTTTGGTATTAGACGACATAATTTTTCCTTTTAAAATCCCCGCCGAAGCGGGGGATTACATTAAGCAATACGATAGCAAGTCCAAGTACCTTCGCCTGTTTTACGGGCGCGGAACTGGGCTGAAGTAGCTTCAGATACAACTGCATTGCCAACAATTGTCCAACCTGTGCCAACAACTAGCGTAACATCGTCGGTTGTGGCGTCTGCATTAATAACGATAAAGTCAAACGCAGAGTCTACTTTACTTGCGCTAGAAATATCGGCTTCAAGCAAAGCTACAGTTGGCAGAGTTAAATTGCCAGCAGTACCGTTAAATACAAACAAACCGTTTGCTAATTGAGCTGAAGTTGCAGTTGCGCCAGCAGTTAAAGATGTTGGAGCGCCTTGCACAAACAATAATGCTTCACCGACGTTACCGTCGTTAATTTGATAACCGCCTGCACCATTAGGTAATGCCATAATAATTCTCCTTAAATATTAAAAAAGCCCCCGTTTACACGGGAGCATTTAGGTTTAACCCCACAGACGGCAAGCCATTTGTGGTCGGATTGCGCTGAAACCGTATAGAACGTCAATACGGCAAGGTAAACGGTCATTGTTGATGTCGTACTGACGTACTATACGCATCGAGATACCGTTGTGAACTTGACGTGAAGCCATGTCTACACCTTGTGGTAATAGCAAGTCAGCAGTCGCAAAAGTGATCGCATCTTTGTGATAGATCAAATTTTGTGGGTAAGCTGTTGCAGATCCACCTAGGAAAGTTAAAGCAGCACTAGCAGCAGGGAAAGCATTGATGGTAGCCAATGCGTTAGCAGAGGTATACATCGCTGGCGATACTGTTAATGTACCAGTTGTGGTTGAAGAAATGTCTAGATTAGCAGTTACAACAAACTGTTGTAGTGAACCTGTTGACTGACGAGTCTGTGGGTTAACAGCAAACACGTTAGCAATAGTAAACACGTCGCCAATTCTAAAAGTTGGTGAACCTGAACTAAAGCTAATTGCTAATGAAGTAGTTCCTTCAGCAGTCGGTGCAGTAGCAACAATTGGTAAAGTTGGAGTTGTACCAGTTGTATGCTGACTGATAGATTGGCTCATGTTGATTTCTTCAAACCCTAATACACCTTCACCCATCATACCGTTTTTGAATTGGCGGCTGATAGTGTCAGTTGGGTTGAACAAGCCTTTCATACCTTCAACCAAGCCAGCGTTAGCGGCAGGGTTTACAGTAGCGTACCGTGGGGACATTACAGCAGCAGCTTCGTTCAATTTCTGTTGGGCTTGTAACAAGACCAAAGAAGTTGATGGAACTGTGCCTGGTGTACCAACAGACTGATAAATGCTCTTGAAAGAAGTAGCTACGTCAGCATCAATACTTGAGGCTAACTGGCTAATACGAGGTTTTAGAACACGCTCAGCGAAGTCATCTAACTGCATAGTTAATTCAGCAGATGTGAAGTTGACACCGATGTGCTTTTGACTAGCAACAGTCAAAGTTGTGAACTGTTCGTTGTCGTCTTGAACTTGCAAGGCGGCACCGTCAGTTACCAAAGCACGGTCTGGTAGACGAATACGGAGTGTTGATCCAATTTTGGCACCTTCAACGGCGAAAGAATCGTCGTATTGGCGGTTTACGTTACGAGTAATCACAAGGTTGTTCTCAAGAATTTCGAGAGCTTTTCTTGTGATCATATCAATCGTTAAGATCGAATTTGACATAATAAAGTCCTTTTATAAAATAGTTAGCGGTTTCTCAATGCTTCGTACTTCTTGATCTGTCGGTTTCGTTCAGCTTCAATCCATTCTGACGTACTCATGTTCTTAATCGAACGAGGATCAGTTGTATCGTATGCTGGCGAGCCAGAACCTCTAGCTGTGACAGGTGCAATCGGTGCAGGAGCGTTTGAAGTCTTTTTTACAGGCGGATTGTCGCTTAATTTCGCTTCAATCTTCCCTATTTCTTTGGCCTGCATGAAAGGTGATAAGCGAGATATACGTTCAGCTTCTTTTGGATTAGACCCTAGGTAATAAGCCATATCGGGGCCAACATCGGAAGATTGAATCGTTTGAGCCATCACGTCAGTAATTGGTAGCTTGGGGTTATATGCGACTTGTTCAAAGTCATCATACTTCGTCCGCGCTTCTTCTTCTCTGTCGTGGTAAGACTCTAAAAGTTCAGACTGCGCTCTAGCTTGGTCACGCCTAGCGAGTAGTTCTTCTGCCTTGCGTTCTGCTAATACTTCAGCATATTCTTCGGGCGAGTTAAACGAATCGACTGACGGGATTTCGGCTGGAATCGCCCGAGTTTGCATTTCTGCTCGCTTGGCGTTCTGTTCTCTTTCCCACTTACGTTGTTCTCTTGCAAGTCGTTTTCCAATTGCGGCGTCTAATTCTTCTTGTGTGAATGTCTTAGATGCTTCAACTGACTTTTCTTCCAGCGATGTTACTTCAGTATCAGGAGCTGCTGTTGCTACCTGCTCTGGCGCGGCAATTGAGTCCGCTAAGACTACTTCTTGTTCCTCTGACATCTTGACTCCTAAGAATCCCTAGCTAACGGCTAGTACGTTTACGGTAATTCTATACTAAAAAACTTATCTGTGTCACTTTTTTGTTACTTAAATCTTGATGATGAAATTAATTGCTAAGTACGGTGGTAAATTAGCGCCTGTGCCACTTACCCCCGCTGTTGCGTTTGTTGTAGCTGTTGCTACCGTAATTCCTGTAACGGCAGAAGCGGTGTCGCCTTGTACACCTAATGTATCTGCTGTTGATCTAGAAAGATTAGCACTAGCAACCCAACCGCCTGCGTGTAAGTGACCAGGATCAGTTACTGTAGATACGGATGTAGCTACGTGGGTGTGGCTTACAACAATAGAATCTGCACTACCGCCAGTTGCACCAATAGGTAAAGTACCTGAGCCGTAAGGCATCCTGTTTCTGTAATCTGGCAAATTAAAGGTTGTAGAACCGTTACCTGCACCAAACGTAGTACCAAAAAGGATGAATAAAGTGGCGTATGTTGTACGAGATACGGCTGCACCATTACATATTAGCCAATCCGTTGGCGGTGTGGTCGTTGGCCACAAAGCAATTGTGCCAGATGGTATTAAAAGAGTGCTTAAACCTAAATTAGTTCTAGCTTGGGCGGCAGTTGTAGCGCCTGTACCACCGTTGTAAATACTAACAGGCAAAGACGCAATAGGAAACAGATTGTCAAAAGAACCAATAAGTACGTTAGTTGATGTTTTTACGATAAACTTATAGCTAGTACCTTCAGGAATCCAAATTTCATTAATACGCCCTGCTGCGTCCAAAACAATTGGATTTGGATGGGCGGTTAAGCCTGTACTAGATGTATAGGTAACTAAAGGCGTTGTACCACCTGCGGTATATGTGTAAATTAACCCACCCGCTAGTGGAACGCCACTATCGTTAAAAAATTGGCTACCAGCGCCAGCTAACGAGGATAGGTTAACAGTTGTCATTATATTAAGCGACCCAAGGTAATGGTGGCGTTACTACAGGTGGATTAGCTAAGTTAGCTAACTGTTGTCCTACCGACGCTTCTGTTGCATCTTTATCTACACCATTAGTCCAACACCATCCTAAGACCTGTTCTTGCGTTAAGTCTGCGTAAGGTGTAAATGTGCCTTCAGGTGGTGCGAATGAACAAGTGGAGTAGACAGAGGCGTTATAAGTGCCGTCTGTTCCTGCACAAGTCCAATGTGCTGTGATTACAGTATCAGGATTAGTCTCTGTTGTAGAACAATCCATTGCTGTGATTGTCCATGTGTATACGTTTGCCATTATTTATTCTCCTTAAGGATGGGTTGCTTTGTATGCGTCAAATTCTGCTTTAAGTTCTTGTATTGCTGAAACAAGTGTTGCTACTAAATGTGATGTATCCATACCTTGATATATAGGTTTACCATCTGCATCAACAGCATCTTTTTCACCTGTTACGCAATCAGGTACAACGGATTGTAGTTCATGAGCAATAAATCCTTGCCCATCAGAACCATTAGATTTCCATTTATAAGTTACAGGTTTAAGTTGTGCAACTTTAGCCAAAGCACCTGTCATTGGTACAACATTTTCTTTTAACCGATAATCAGAAGTTACATTGTAAGAAGTTAATGATGTTGTACATGATATTGACCCAACTACAGACCCAGTATCAATGTTATTTACCCAAAATCGAATAGGGGTATATGCAGCATTTGCTTGATTGCCAATATTTATTGCATCTTGAGTACCACTAGAAGAATTTGTCAAAAATCCTGCAACCCTATTCGCACTAGAAACATCTAATTTGCCAGCACTAATA